GAACATCACATGGAAAATCTGACTGGCGGCACCCCTCCCGTCAGATACCTACCCTGTGTAGTCCCTTGTAAACTGTACTTTGCATCGTTATAGATTTCCGGGCCATACAACTTCCGAAGTTTGATCCGGTTTTCGGCTTTGGCTTTGGAATAGTAAAACCCGGTTGCGGTTGCCAATTCAGCAAATATGGCGGGGATCAAATAGGCCAGCGGTTCAAGGTTTTCAGTTTTCCAAACCATGATAAGGGTGAAGGCCGTAACCCCAACGGTTACGGCCCCCACCACATACAGGATCAGCTTGGAAAACTCACGCTTTGGCTTTTTGGTTCGTCTGCTCATTCTTCCGGGGGATCGGTGGACAACTCCAAGAATTTTCTGTGAAGATCGTCCATCACCCCATTCACCCCCAAAGAATGATACTGCTTCCAGCAATTTTCAAAATTATCCCGTGCATAGATTGGGGCATAGCCTTTTTCGGAATACTTATTGAAATCGCTGATCATCTGCGCCCGAAGAAGGGCCTGAATACCGGCCTTCAAAGCCTTGGAATCCTCGGTGTTATGCTTGATTTGGCTCCACAGGTATTTGAATACCGCCAAAATCAAGGTGGGAACACCAATCAAGCACAACACCTGATAAATTGTCATGGCTTTCCCCTCCTGTCAGGCCCCAATCAGGGCGGCAATGTGGCGCAAATCTTCAACGGGGCCGTTATAGAAGTCGAAGTTCCAAATCCAATGTTCTTCCTGATCCGGGCGCTTGTACTTCTGACAAAGGGCATCTTCCCAAATCTTCCCCCACCGGGCCTGATACCCGGCATCACGCTTTTCCAGCTTGGGAATGATCCGGTTCAACAGTTCGCCCCGTTCCTGCCCCATGCCATCATCATTCTGTGTGAAGAAGTCATAGGCGTTTTGGCTGGTGGCCGAACACACCGGAAGATCATTCAGGATCAGAAAACCACCCTGACCATTCAGGGTGGTTCCATACGGAATGTTCACTTGTCCGCAAATCGCCTTGAACCTTGCCCGTTTACGGCAAACATAGGTTTTATACTCCATCCGTGCTTTCCTCCCACCCGTACACACCGGGTTCCCACACATTGGAATCCACCGTGGAAATCCAATGCTTTTCCTTATGGCTCACCTTTGCCCCCTTGGAATAAGCGTCATGCGCTCCCACCGGTTGGCTCCATTCGGGCCATTCTTCAGCGGGATCACTCGTTTTGCTCCACAGGCTGGAAGCCGTGTCCGGTGTCCAATCCGCTTGGGAAGTATGGGCCTGAACGCACTTGTAAAGGGTTCCGTTATACCGGCGAATCTGCCCCACCGTGTAGCCAACAGGGAAAGCCCATTCAGCGAACAAATCAGCGTGTTCCGCCGCCGTTTCAGCGTCAATGCTCCCGGCTTCCGCCAAGGTCACAAAGACGATTCCACCGGCTTCTGTGGCTTTGGTGATCTCGGTTCCTGCGTCCGTTTCCTCCAAACTCACGGTTTCCAGTTCGTCCATAGCGGCACGGCCCAACAAATGGTAAGCCACACCCTCAAAAACAATGCCCGAAGCGTCATGCTCCGGGCAAAGGATGTAGCAACCATTTTCGGCTTTCTTGATGTAGTTCAGGTTCTCGGTCAGGCCGATACCGGCCCCGGCTTTGATGATTCTAAACATTGTCCACCTCCGAAAAAGATTGCATGGTAAAGCCGCCGCAACCGCAACAACCGGCCATGATCGTTGAAGTTCCGGTAATAGGCGCTTTGGCATTCCATGTATTGTTCTATGTCAAAGAAGGATCGTTTTCCCTCTTTGAACTCCCTGTGAAACAGCTTCAGTTTTCGCCTTGCCCGTTTCACTCCATCCCGGCTTCCATTCACCTTGATCTTGCCGGTTTCGGTAAGTGTGAACCGGGCTTTGCAGAACCGGAACGGCTTTGTAAGCGGGATCACCTTACACTTGCGCTTGTTCACTCGGATTCCAGCGGCTTCAAAACGCCTTACAATTTCATGGCCCATCAGCTTTGCTTCATCCACCGTGGGAAAGAAAGCATAGTAATCATCCATGTAATGACCGGCGCAATGAACACGGGCCTGACACTTGATCCATTGGTCAATTTTGCTTGGTAACGCCACCATTTCCTGTTGTGAAGGCTCAACGCCCAAAGGCATCCCCCGGCCCGGTGTCGGGCATGGGGAATATTGAATCACAGTATCAGCCAAGTTTTGAAGTTCAGGATTCAAAATCAATTCCCGGTGCCGCTGATATAACAGGGCATGGGAAGCATTTGGAAAGAACCCTTTCAAATCCAACAGCAACACAGCACCTTCCCGGCCATGTCGCCGGTAATGCCATCCAAGCTGTTGTTTGATCCGTTTGAACTGCCAATGAAGGCCCTTTCCCTTTTGGCTTGCCCCGTTGTCATAGATCATGGAAGGTGAATACAACGGGATCAGGACTTCATTACACAGGGTTTTGTGGATTTGTCGATCCGTAATGTGCGGGGCATCTATCGGGCGGATTTTTCCCCGTTCCCGAAGGGTGAAATGGGAACAGGATTTGGGCTTCCAAGTCTGTTCCAACACCGTTCGCCGCCGTGTTGCCGTACCAGAAAACAGGTGGCCTTCAAAGTTTTGAACACTTTGCTTCCACCGTACCCCGTTACAGCACTTTTTCCCATAGAAGAACATCTTCCGATAGGAAAATATTTTATTCGTTGGCCCAAGGCTATCACATCGGGCCTGTTTTCGTTCCAACCGCTTTGCTTTGCGGCGCTGGAACCTTGCTTCATGCCGTTCTTGGCTTGTCATAATAAAAGTATTCGCCCCTCGTACAAATATCTTGTAGGGTGCCGTCTAAAATGCTTTGCTCTTACACATGAAATGGGTTAAGGCACAATCACCCACCATGCAAGAAGCGTCCGTGTAAGGGCATCAAAGGGCAGTTTTAGGGATTTACACCCAAGGAAGCGCAACTCCTTTTACATCGGTCGTCTTTCACCTGAAAAGCCGTTTGCCTTCTGTTACTACATTTGACCGTGTATATCTGCAAAATCCGGGCCGCAACCCACCAGAATTATTGGCATTGTTATTGTTGTTGTTGCCATCCGTCCAGACAATAACGAAATTGTTGTTGTTATTGTAATTAGGGGAACGAAGGCCCCACCAAACCGCCAGAGGACACATTAACAGTCACGCACCTAATAGGAAATCATTTCTGTTTTGCTGTTACATTTTTGATTGCTCCTTTCAGAAGTTCGTTTTCTTTGTCGATCAGTTCACCCAAGTTTTGGGCCATCTTATCCAGCTTTTCCATTGCATCCTGTGACTTCACCGGATTCCCCTTGGAAGTGGTAAAGGCCCCTTCCGGGTTCTGGTTCAGAATCAGGTAAACATGGGTCAAGCGAACATCCAGCGCCATCAGGGAAGCCCGTGCTTCAAGAAGATGGGCCTTCCTCATTTCAATGCGCTGGTTGTCCGAAGGAAAGATACTGTTGGCCTTCTCCGCATGGTCGATGATCTCACCGGCCAGCTTTGCCACCGGCTCCGCAATCAGCCGGGAATACCGGGCTGAAAGACGGGTCAGGAAGTTCAGGGTTTCAACATAAATCTGATTGGCCGTGTTGATGAACTCGGCCTTGCTTGTGGTTCTCTTTTGCTTCAGGACAGACATTTTCAGTTATACCCCTTTGGGTGAATTATCGACATTGATCGTTCCTTCCGCCTTTTCCACTTCTTCCAAGTGTTTCAGAAGAACAAATTCAATGTAATTGGTAATGGATCGGTGTTCACGGGTTGCAAGCGCCCCGATCTTGTCAAAGACTTCATCAGATAGGCGCAAGGTGAAAACACGCTTGTTTGTTGCCATACAATACCCCCTTCAAACAGGCTTATAGATATTGTATGGCTGATTTTGCCCGGTGTATGCACTCAAAAGGCAGTCAAATGATAGCACTTTACCGGAAAACCCCCATTTTCAAAAAATCGTCGGGCGGCTTACGCCGCCATTATTATTTTTATTTGGGGTTCCCTCCCGGAACCGCCGCCTTTCGGCGGCGGGATGGGGGGCGGGATCATCCTGCGGGGGATTAGGCGGCAAAGCCGGGCCGCAACCCACCAGAACCATAGGCAGTGGTACCGCTGCCGCTGCCATCCGTCCAGACAATAACGAAAAGGCTGTTGGCATAGTAATAAGGGGAACGAAGGCCCCACCAAACCGCCGTGGTAACGGCGGTGTAATTATTTGCAATCTTGGTGTTACCAGCTTTGTAATAATCATACTGGGCCTGATAGTTCTGTTCATACTGGTTGGCGTAGTTTCTCGTGCCAAAGACTTCAAACTCGGAAAGATCAAACAGGTAATCGGTAGTAGTTGTAACATTACCGGAACTGTTGCTTCCATTGCCCGTGTTATCGGTGTACTTGGTCACGGGTTGCATCACAGCACGAAGGTCAGACGGAAGCGCCGCCATCAAACTGTTTGCCAAGGGGCTTGTGGGGGTTCCATCATTGCCATAAAGGGTTTTCCGCTTATAGCAAGCGTTCCAACCACCGCTGTTCGTGTTGCTGGTGTTCCAACTGAAATAACCGGTGCCGGAAATATTAGTGTTGTATTTGCTGTCACACAGGGCAACGGCGGCACTCCCAATTTTCCCGATCTGGAAATGGATCTTATTCCCGCCTTCACGGGCCGAATTGTGATTGAACCCCAAAATGAAAGCATTGACCGCCAAATTGGAAAAAGTGGTGTTGCCCACCTTGCCATTGATCTTGATTTCCTTCACATCACCAACGGCCCAATAGTTGGCCCCCAAACCTGCGGAACTAACTTCCCGGATGGTTGCCCAACTGTTATCATTCAGAACCTTGGTGGGCAAAGTCACTTCAACGGAACAGGTCTTATTGGCCGGGGCCGTGTGGTTGGTGCCAGCGGCCACGCTGACGGTGATTGTGGCGCTTCCTTTGCCCTTGGCGGTAACAGTTACCACCCCACCGGAAACGCTCACAGAAGCCACCGTAGGGGCATTGGAAGTGGCCGTGATTGTGCCGTTACCGGCTCTTGTCACGGTGATGGTGTCCGTGGTCTTTGCGGCGGTCAGTTTGATGGAAGTCTTATTCAAAGACAAACTACCAGCGGCCTTGGCAATACTCCAAGCAACGGTTTTGGCCCCGGTGCTTCCATCGGCCCACTTGTAGTTCGTTTTCGGCGTGAAGGTGGCATTGTAGGAACCGGCGTTCGTGCCGCTGGTAGTTCCGCCAAGCGTCATTTTCCCGCTGTCATAGTTGTTCCAAGTGGGGCTTTGGGCCGAACCGGTATAAGTAAGGCTGTTGCTCTGCGTGGGGATCGTCATGGTGGCGGCGCTGATCGTCCAAGTCACTTCCTTGGCGGTCTGTGTGCCGTCTGCCCACTTATACTTCCCTTTCGGGGTGAAAGTGGCCGTGTAGGTTCCAGCATTGGTGCCGGTGGTTACACCGCCCAAGGTCAAGGCTTCAGGGTTATAGGCGTTCCAAGAAGGGCTTTGGGCCTGTCCGTTATAGGTCAGGGTGCCATTCTGCGAAGGAAGAACATTGATGGTATAGACGATACCGGACACAGCTTCCAAGGCCGCATCTGCGGCGGTCTGTGCGTTCTGCGCCGCTTCCACACAGGTTCCGATCTGGTTCAACAGATACGGGTGGGCGGTTTGGTCAAGGTTGTGTTCGCTCACCTTGTTTTGTGCCGTGCCTTTTGCATCATAGTTCATGTCAGGAAGCTGTTCGGCGGGAACCTTACCATCCACCAGATCAGCCTTCTCGGATTGACCTTTCTGAAGGGCTTCAACGGCATCCGCATTGGCCTTCATTTGGGTATCAATCTTATCCATGTTTTCATTCTGAACCCCTACATCATAAAATTCAGATTCAAGGGGTTTAGTCAGCTTGTAGTTGGTTGTTTTATTCGCCATTCTTCAAAACCTCGTTTCTCAACTGATTATGGGTATAGGCGGCAAGCTGGGCATGGGTGAACCGTCCAAGTTCCGCATGGGTGTTATAAAGCTGAAGCAAGGTCACAACCATGTTTTGGGGAACAACCCGGTTCAGCAAAGATTCAACATCATTGAAGTTGTTCTTTGCGGCCAACCCGATTTTCACAAGAAGCTGATAGGTGCCTTCTTCCACATCAGCGGAATAGTTTCCCTTCCCGCATAGCGTTTCAAGGATGTTCCGAAGCTGGGGCAAGGTGTACGGAAGTTCTTCATTGATCCGGGTCAGAATACGGAACCGGCGATCTTCAAGACTGTCCGTGCCTTTGGGGGTGATCCCCAAAATCTTTTCCCACCGGGAAAGGCCCATGTTTCCAGCGGTGGGAATGAACTGATTATCAAGAAGATCATCCGTGGTATTCCATGCCTTTTCAATTTCCGGCTGTTCGCTCCCCATGATCCCCTGAAACTCCGCATAATCACGAATGACATAGGGAAGATAATCAATCAGTTTGCGTTCCATGCTCCCGGCCCCCTTATCCGCTGATCACGATGGTTCCCGGCTCAATGGTTCCCAAAACCGGGATGTGGTCAAGGGTCAGGGTACAGTTCGCCGCTTCACCGTTGATCTTGGTGTTGGCAATATCCAGAATACCGGTGATTCCCAACAGGCGGCTTTCCACCTGACTGATACGAACCACAAGGGCTTCATTCTGGTCTGCCCAACTTTGGGCCAGTTCCAAGAAGTAACCATTGATTGCTTCCGTGACATAGGCGGAAACATCATCCCAACTCCATTCCCGCTGATAGTACAGATCGAAGGAAAGGTTGATGGTATCTTCACCCACGCCTTCAACCCTCACCACATGGCCGATGGGGGCAATGCCCACACCTTCACCGGCGTTCTGAAGGGGGTCAACTGCGGTCTGCACCTGATCCACAAGGGCTTCCGAAGGCTTCTTGAAGGAACTGTTGATGATCACCAGCTTCACGGTTCCGCCCACGGTCAGCTTGCTATTGGCTCCCGCCGCATACACGGCATTCAACCACGCCTTGATTTCCTCGGACACACCGGAAAGGCCGCTGATCCAAGTGTCGGTTCCCGTGGGCGGGATCAGCTTGGCCGGGTTCAAATCGCTGTTCCAAACCCGATATACCTTCACACCGCCCACGCCGGGAATGGCGTTCACCTTTTCCAGATAATCCGCACGGTTGCCGCCGAAGGCTTGGGCGTTCAGGCTATCCATGTAACGCTGTCTGAAAACCTCGGTATCTTCTTCATCCTCACCGGGGATCACCACGGCGGAAATGGAACAGGTTTCAAGCCCGTCCACATACTCAATGGGAATCACCGTTCCGGTGTAGTCATTACCGGCTTCACCAGCGGTTTCACAGGTGATTTCATACTTACCACTTCCACGGTCAGCCGAAACATAATAGTTCAGTTCTCCGATGGAAAAGCGGGTGTTCATGGGAAGGTGCAAGGTGGTTGGTGTAATGCTCAACTGCAACACGGCGGGGCTTGCCGGTTGCGGTTTCAGCCCCCTTTCTGCCGCCCTCAAAATGAGATAAGGGCGAGTTGCGGTGTCTGCAAAGGTTTCATTCAGCACCATATCAAGGGCAATATAAAGGTTCTGCAATTCCACGGCGGCGGGGGCATCACCGCACCAAACCAACGAACCTTCACGGGTGTCCAAATTGCCATTGATAGAAAGCGCCTTCTGAAGCATCCGGGAAAGGATTGCTTCATAGGTCTGTGCTTCATACATCAGATTTCAACCCCCAATTCTGCATTGATTTCGCCAAAAATGCTGACCACCGTGAAGGTAGTCAGCACTTTCTTTTTGTTCACCGTAAATTCAAAGTTCTGAACCGCCGTGATCCTATCATCCTGAAGCAAGGCTTCACGAACCCGGCGTTCAATTTCGGGAATACAGTATTCCACATCTTTCCCGATCAGATTATGAAGTTCAACCCCATAATCCCAAGAATGGATCAACCATTCATAGCGTTCTGTGTTCAGGATCAGAAAAACCGCCTGTTCCACAGCTTGGATTTCATCAATGGTGCCGATGATGGTCAGGTTGTTGTGGTTCATCCTGAAAGTACGGCTTGGAAGGGTTTCAATGGTGAAATCCTGTTTAATATCATCCTGCACTTGCGGAATCATCATCAAGCCCCCTTTACTCGGTCAATAACCACGAATTTCTTTCCTCGCTGAACCCGGATCAGAAGCACCTTTTCACCGGCCTTCAAAGCATTGTGAACCTTGAAGGTTTTCTTGCCAACATAGGCGTGTTTGTGGGCTTCATAAGCCGCCGCACCGGAACCACCGCCTTTGTCCTCGGTGCTGTGGTTCACCGTCATATCAACTTCAAAATCAGTCACATTCCGGGTCAGGATCAGCATTTTGGAAGTGTAGATGGATTTCTGATCCACCTGAATTTTCAAGGGTGAAGCGGAAAGGACAGTTCCAAACAGGATGTTCACCGGCTTCCCGGCTTCCACAGCTTCCACCGCCGCCCGTTTTACCACTTCAACAGGATTAGGCAATAAATTCACCCCCGATCAGGTCAAGTTCCATCATGTGTTCATCACCCCTGAAGGTGTGGGTGACTTTGTTCACCACCATGTAATTGTTGGTGACAATATCCCCAAGGTTCAGGGCCACCACCACGGCGCTTCCAGCACGAACCCGCACATCACCGAAAGCGTTCTGAATGGTCAGCTTGCGGGTTTTCTGATCGTACAGCTTCAACAGGGCATCCGCCTTGGCGGAAGCGCCCGTTTTGGTCTGAACTTCTTCAAAATATTGAAGAACACCCCATTGGTTCATTTTCGCCCCGTCCTGTGCAATGAACAATTCCCGCTTACCGGTTTTTTCATCGTTATAGGCCAGTTTGATCTTGTTATAGGTCTGTTCATCAATACTGGATTCATAGCTGAAGTTTTCCCCGGTTTCTTCATCAATCAGAAGGTTCAGCTTCATGGTATTGATGTTCTTCAGGGTCAGCTTCCCGGCATCGTCATATAGAACATAAAGCTGTTTGGTATTCATCAGGGTTTCATCAAGGGCGCTCTGGATCATATCAAACAGGGTTTGGTTTTCTTCCACGATGGTTTCAAGGGTATAACCGGTATCTTCCACCGTGCCAAGGTTCAACCGGAAATCTGTTGCAATGCGCTTCAGAAGGTCAGAAGCCTTCAGCCCTTCTTCCGTGATGGTGTCCTTGTTCTTCAAATAACGCAACTGATCATAGGCCACAACATCAATGGTGCCGCCCTTGTCACGCTTTTTCTTGAACACAAACCCATAGAACATGGCGGTTCCGTTCACAGTCAGCTTCACCGGATCACCTTCAGCAAAGTTCAGCCCCGGCCCCTTGACAACGGTGAACTCCAACTTGCCGGGGGTTCCCTTGCGTTCCAAGGTCAACTTTGCGCCTTCCTCGACAACGGGAAATTGAATGGTGCTGTTATGCTGGATGAACAATTCAACTGCCAAACGGAATCACCCCTTTCAGGAAGGCAAAGTAAGAACCTGACCGGGATAGATCAGGTTCGGGTTCTTGATTTTGTCCTTGTTCAGATTATAGATTTTCGTGTAATCGGCCCCATTGCCCAACTGCTTTTTGGCGATATTCCAAAGACAATCCCCGGCCTTCACCGTATAGGTGGCGGCTTTCGGGGCCGTAGTGGTGGGCCGTGGTGCCGCCTGAACCGTTGCGGTGGCGGTTCCCCCGGAAGTCTTGGCCGGTTGCACAGTCACGGTCTTGGTGCCATAGGCTCTGTATTGTTTCAGGTTGATCTTCACCTTCACATCAAAGCCTTCACCGGCATCATCGGTGATTTCATAGGTTTCAAGGCCAACGGTCAGATTGGTGTAATGAAACATCCCGCCACCGGGCTTCTGCCGGTTCAGGATGAATTGGAACGGGGTCTTGCTCACCTTCAGCCGTTCAAACAAGGACAGGTAATAGGCGGCGCTTTGCGCTCCACCATTGCTGAAGGGATAGGACACTTGGGGAAGAACCAATTCAAAGGACACATCCGAAAGGCCAGCGGCCTTCAGGATATTGATTTCTTCCCCGTTGATCAGGGTCATGGTCTTATTCTGGTTGTTGATCTTCACCGTCACCTTGGAAGGGGTGATGGGCATAAGCGTTCCCGCCATATACAGTTTATACGCCATTACTCATGCACCCCTTCTTCAGAAACTTCCAGCTTTTCCGCAAAATCATTGGCCCAAGCATCCATGATCCCATCCAAATCAGCATCTTTGGAAATGTGGTTTTCATTGTGCTGTTCAACCTTGATTTCAGCGGTAGTGAACCGGTTGATTGCTTCACGCTCCGCAATGTCACGAAGATAGGCCAAATCTTCTTCAGCAATATCCAAGGCATCAGCGGTGGCCGCTGTGTTGGCGGCGGTGTCACCGGTGTTTCCATAGATTCCATCAAGGGTGTTGCTCAAATCGAAAGCCCCCATAGAATCCAAACCGGAAGCATCAAACATTCCGCCAATCTTATCATCAATCCCTTGGCCGAAGTCATACCCGGCATCCCAAGCCCCGGAATAGGTGGCCCGATAGTCGATGGTGGGGGCGTTTTTGTCCAAGGTGATTGCGTTTTCATTTTTGCCCCAAGAAGTAACCGCACTTTGAAGGCTTTCAAGGCCAGAAGTCCAGTCAGTTCCAAAAATAGCATCAATGATGGTGGTCACAACTTTACCAAGGTTCAGGAACCACCCGATGATTTGACCGATCAGGTTTGCCACGGCATCACCAAAGCTGTTGAAGCCGCCGTTGCACACATTCAGAATCCATTCCACGATTCCAAGGAACGGGGCCACAAAGATTGTCCAAATGGCCTGAATGATAGCGTTCAAAACGCCAATGGCACAGTTCAGCACAAATGCACCGGCCACGGCTACCACACCACAGATAATTCCAGTTGCGGAAATGGTGGAACCGGTCAGCTTATTGATTGCCGCCACAATCATATAAATGGCCGCAATCACGGCAATGATGATCAACAGAATCCAAGTCAGCGGACAGGCCAGCAAAGCGGCATTGAAGCCGTATTGGGCGGCTGTGGCGCTTGCCTTTGCCATTGCTTCCGCCTTCTCGGTAGCGGCAAGGGTAGTGTTTGCAACGGCGGCTTTGTACGCCTGAACCGCCGCAAGGCCCTTCTGTGCATTGCTGATAGCGGTGATTGCATTGTTGGCAATCAGATAGCCGTTATACAACAGCATTGCCGCCGCAATCCCCAAAACAAGGGGCTGAATGATCCCCCAATTATCCACGAACACAGAAGCAATGGCAATCAGAATATCCAGCGCCGAAGAAGCCACATTCGCAACAGCGGCAAGGCCATTGATCAGGCCGGTGGTCACTTTCTGGAACTTGGTGCTGTTTCCAATTTGGTTGATTTTGGTCAGGATCGGGGCAAACATAGAAAGGGCCTGATTCTTCATATCAACCCAAATCTGCGCCCAAGTCTTGGGCATGGAATCGAACTTTGCGTTGGTTTCGTCCGCCATAGCAAACATGGCGTTCTTCACCACTTCAGCCGTTACCTTGCCTTCCTGTGCAACCGTCTTAATGGAACCTTCCGCAATACCCATATACTTTTCAATGGCTCTTGCGATACCCGGCGCACCGTCCAGAATAGAGTTTAGTTCTTCACCACGAAGCGCACCCGCCGCCATTGCCTGTGTAAGCTGGATCATGGCGTTGCTCTGCTCTTGGGCCGTAGCGCCGCCAATGACAAACTGCTTGTTCACCTGCTCCATGAAAGCAATGACCTGATCCATGTCACCGTTGAAGGCGTTACCGGCGTTCAAGCCAAGTTTCGCAACGGCGGAAGCGGTATCAAAGTAAGCAGATCGGGAACGCTGGGCGGAAGCCATGATCTTCTGTTCCAGCACATCCACGGAACCGCCATCATCCACCAGCAGATTCAACCGGGCCTTGGTGCTTGCCAATTCATCCGAAATGTTCAGCACCTTATTGATCCCGGCGATACCACCAGCGGCAACGGCAATCTTCTTGATGGTGGACAGAAGCCCATTGGCGGAATTGTTACCCCCACGGATGGAATTGTTGAACTTCTGTTGTTCGTTATTGGCGTTCCTGATATTTTCTTCAATGGCATCAAAGGCGGTTCCCGCTTTCGCCCATTCTTCACGGGCTTCCCGGATTGCCGCCGTGTCAACGGCTCTACCGGAAGCCTGTTGCATGGATTCAAAGGTGTTCAGAACAACACCCATAGCCTTGTGCATACTCTGAAGGGGGCTGGTAACACCATCATAAAGGGCGATAGCGGTTCGGATAGTTCCCACAGGGATCACCACCTTTCTTGGAGAATAGCCGGGGCCTTAATGGTGGCGGCCCCGGCGCTGTTTTCGTTCAATTTTCTTCTGTTTCTTCTTTTCAGCTTCCACCCGAACATCAATGGCCGCAATGATAAAGGCCCGTTCACGCCGGGGCAAAGCATAGAAGGCGGAAGGTGTCAAATGAAGTTCGTGAAGGCAATAGTAAGCAATGTTCGCTTCACTATCACCTTCACAGATCAGTTTTTTGCTTCATCAACCTCGTCCTGCATGGTGGTATCGAAACCACACACTTCCTGAATCTTGGTCAGGTATTCGGCATATTCGCCGGGGGTCAACATGGTTTTCAGAAGGGCATCAGCGCCCATGACCTTGTAACTGTCCTGAAGTTCCTTATCATTCAGATTAGGGAACACGGTGCAAGCCACGGCCAGTTTGCCAAGGTAAAGATCATAGTCGGTTTCCTTCTGATACTGGTTCTTCTTGCCGGGAACCGGAACACGCTTGGCACAGGACTTCCGAAGGGCTTCATCCTCGGTGCCGGTGATGGTCTTGATCTCCCAAGGAATGGGGTTGCCATCCTCACCCAAGAAGCGTTTGGAAGCAACAAACTTGATGTTCTCAACGGGAACGGCGTTTTCAGCCAAAAAAGCGGACAGGCTCATTGTTTTTTTTCCTCCTATATTTTGATACGAAAAAAGGCCCCGGCCCCTACCGAAGTAAGGCCGGGGCGCTCTGCTTACTGCATACCGGCCAAAAGGCTGAAGGTTTCGGGCATCTCGAAATCTTCAAAGGTGAAGTCCATATCTTCATCCAAGTATTCCGCATCAGCGTCAAACTTGGCAAGCAAGCCGCCGTCCATATTGCAATCCTTCAGGATCACGGTCTGACGGCCCACAGAAGAAGTGGGATCTTCATTTGTCACCTGAATGTCAAAATAGACATCCTCGCCGGTGTCCTTATAACGCTTCATCAGCTCACGGAAGATGGAAGTGTTATAGTGGAAGGTGGCGGAACCCGTACCCTTCCAGCCGGTGGCCTTATTGCCCTTGCCGGTCTTGCCCAAAATGGGAACTTCCGTTTTGTTCTTCTCAAAGTTGGCTTCAAGGTTGATAGCCTGCATGAAGTTGTAACGGTTATCCCCGATGGTCACGAAACATTCAGCCAAGGAAGCGGAAACAGCATCCTTGGCGTTCATGATGGTTCTATCTGCCATGATGGTTGTACCTCCTTACTGAACATAGACGGTCATATAAAGCTGTTCCATAGCGTTCACGGGGGTCACATAGTCAGTAACCACCACGGATTTCTTGGTATCGCCCTTTTCAACCGTCACATTTTCGCCGCTGAAGTTCTCAATGGCCCGAATATCCTGAAGTTCCGTGTGGTGCTTCACAATATCGTTCCAAAGGGAAATCCGGCCAGCGGCATCATTGGGAACCTTGCCAATATACTTCTTGCCGAACAGAACGGCAATATCATTGGCGATCTGATCCAAAACTCGGATCGTCTGGTTGCTGGAAAAGTCGCTGGACTTTTCATCCGTGATGGAAATGAAGCTGTTAATGTCGGTCAGGACACACACCGCTTCATCCACACGATGGAACATGAAGGAACCTTCCCTGATCCCGTTTTCAAGCTGGGTCTGCGTGAAATCGGTGTCCACATCGTATTCACCATCATAGGTCATGTTGGTGGCGCTCTTATTGACCGCCGTGCCGCCGATCACACCCGTAACCCAAGGGATCAGGGCGGTGGAAGTCTTGTCGGAAGTCAGGCCGTTCTTGACGCTCACAACGCCTTCATAGTCGGCCAGCTTGCGGAAAAGAACCACCTGAAACTTCTTGCCCACATCATCACGCATACGCTTTGCGAAGGCCGCAAACAGGGCGGTGATGGTGGCCTTGCTCTCGGTACAACCCATAGCATTGAAGGTGTACGCTTCCGCCTGATCAAGATAGGTCTGATAGTCGGAATCGGCCACGGTGCCATTGGTGCCGCCCGTCAGGGGCAAGGAAGCGGTCAGGGAAAGGGTTCCGCTGGACTTCCAATCCAGATAGTCATTGGCCTTCAGGCCGGTGATAGCGGCCACACCTTCCTGAAGATCAACCTGAACGGTTCCCAAGAAGGTTTCCACATCAAACAGGGGCTTCGGTTCGGTGCTGTTCTCATTGGCCGTGATTACAACCCGAAGATCATTGCCACGGGTGCCGGGGTATTTAGCCGTTGCGTAGGTGTTGGACGCTTTCACGCCGCTGGAACCAAGGCGGAAGAAATGAACGGTCTTGGCGTGAAGGAAGATTTCACGCATGGGCTTCAGTTCATCCGCCGTGTACGCATAGCCGAAAATCTTCTGACTGTTCTTGATGAAGTCAGCCTGTTCCACCGTGAAAATCTTGCCTTCAGGCCCCCAATTCATGGCAAGGGGGATGGTGACAATACCACGGTCAGAAAGGGTGGCGCTTGCCTGCGCCACAGAAATGAAGTTGATATATGTACCGGGCAGAACCTTGTTCTGCACCAAGAAGGTGCCGCCGCCAAGGGCCATATTAGTTCACCTTACCTTTCATAAAGTCTTTGATCAGCCCATCAATCTGATCATGGGTGTATTCCTTCCCATCTTCCAAAAGGACAGACAGAAGATCACGCCGGTCAGCGTATCTCTTGAAGGTCAACACCCGTTCTTTGGGGAATACCACCGGGGCCGTGATGGGCGGTTCCTGTGCGGTGGTGGCTTTCTTTCTGGTAGCCATTCAATCACCCTTTCTTTGGCTCCACATCCACATCCAAGGTTTCCATTGGGGTTTCCTCGGACGGGCGGGATAGTGTCAGATTGAAGTTGACGAAGAAGTGAAGAACCCCATCTTCAACTTCATAACTCATGGAAGTTCCGTGAAGCACATCCCCATTGGGAAGGGTGATGAACTCCAAACATTCCATCAAATCCCCGGCCACCGTGAACAATTCGGTGTTGTTCCTCCCGCTGGTGGGGAAATAGTGAATATCCAGCGGGTTCCGGTTCATGAACCGGTTCTTCTGCAACGGGGAAATGTCGGGCTTCAGAACGGCAATGAAAAAACAGGGTTCTTTGAAACCCTGTTCCACATCGTTCTGATAGATTTTGTACCCGGCCCCAAAGGTGGCGTTCAGCTTCATGGAAACACCTTTGATGATTTCATTGATCAACTGAACACCCCCTTCAAGGCTTCATACAACATATCATTCAGAACGGACGGGGCCAAGGTTTTCACTTCCTGTTCGGAAATCGTCAGCATGAACCGCCCCTTCACCCAACTTGCCTTCAAGGTCTTACCCAAGGCGGGAACATAGCGCCCCGGCGTTTGCCGGTGGCCGTATTCCACATAGGACGCATATTCCAAGTTGTTGATGATGGTCACGGTGTACTGATCCCCATGTTTTTCAATGGGAAGGATCGTCCACGCATCACGCAAGGAACCCCCGCTGTAACCGGCCCAATATTCCTGCTTGGCTTCATCCGTAGCATAGGACGGAACCACGCCAACCGGGGTTCTTTTCTTCACCTTGTTCAGAAGGATTTGGGCAATCTTCTTGGCAGCATCCCGGCAAAGCCGATCCATGTCAACTTCCGAAAGCTGTTGAAGGCGTTCATCCAGCTTCTTCAATTCCCGGTAATCACACCGGCCCCATCTTCCCATCAGGCCCACCCCCTGAAGGGTTCAAGCATGATTTCTTGATGGTTGGAGAAAACACCCGGTTCACCGGAACGGGAATAGGTGAAGGTTCGTTCCATATCGTTTGGCCGGGTGACAATGATCTTGCATCCTGCGGGAACCTTCACATCCGGGGAAAGGAACAACTTCACCACCTGTTGGGCGGTTGCCACTTCATCCCCATTGGTTGAAGTTAATGTTTCAAAAGACAGCTTGCACGGCTGATCCTGAAGAAGCGGCTTTTCTTCAGAATCCGTCAGGTGGGTGACAGGATCGGTGACTTCCTCACGGATGAAGATAGAACACCGATCCTTCCACAACCGTTCCAAGGCGGTTCGCACGGCCTTATTTACCATACCAACCGCCTATAACGGTAGATTTCACCAATGCGCCCGTTGATCAGATAATCAATCAGGCTGTTCAACCTCTGTTCAGGGGTTGAACTACCTTCACCAAGGGCAAAGGTAATGTTGGTGTCACCTTCCTGAATGGATTTCACCGCCGCATCCAAATCAAACCCTTCAAGCTGTCCAGAACACTTCTTCATGTTCAGGTATTCGCCCACGGCCATAGAAACGGCCAGACTTTCCAACCCCTCCGGGATTTCGGAAAGGTTGGAAAGATTTTTGATCCGCCATTGAACATTGTTCAAAACCATATCCAACAACGGATCATCAGCGGCCCCCGCCACGCCAAGGGCCGTTAGCATTGCAACCGCTTTATCACGCAACGGGGTTCACCGCCTTTCTTACGCCGCCGTGATTTCGTACCAACCCTTGGTCTTGGGGTTGTCACCGGAACCGGGCGTGACCTTCACATAGCCGATACCGGAAGCGGCGTAATAGGTCTTGTCGCTGGAAACCGTGGTGTCAGCGGTGACAGCGGCGGAACCGGTGATGATCTTCACCGCCTTGGCTTCATTGGTCATGGCCGCAAGGTAATACTTGCGGGAATAAACCGTGTTGCGGCGGATGTTGCCTTCACGCTCCTGTTCCACTTCCGTACCCTTCTTGTTGAACAGGGTAACAGCTTCCTTGGTGGCGATTACAACCTTGCCGGTTACGGCGTTCTTCTTGGTATAGATGTTGATACCGCCAACGGTGCCAACATAGCCGTTCTTGGCGTATGCTTCCACATACTTCAGATCGTCCTTCAGGGCCTTGCGAAGTTTGCCCATGTCGGCGGGGTTGACGAAGCCGAAGATGGTCACACCCTCAAGGTTTTCCAGATTCAGCATGGCCGCACCATCCACAAAGGCATCAAAGCCAAGGGCGGTGGTCACGATGGTCATGGTGGCCTCGTTGAAAGCGCCGAAAATGTCAGCGTTCACGGTGTTGAACATATCCGTACCAGCGTGACGGGTGCCGGTGGTGATCACCATGGGATCGGTCATGGCTTCCTCGTCATAATACTGGAAGCGGTTCTGGGCCATCTGAATCCGGTATTCCTTCTCGGTGTAACCGGCTTCAATGGTCTTGGTGTTGCCGTTGCCCATGGTCAGCTTCTCGGTGCCATCGGTGGCCTTGTACTTGTGAATCTTGCGAACCATGCCAGCAACGCCGGTCAGGTTATTGTCCACGGTGCAAAACTGCTGAAGATCAAGGTGGCTCTGGTACTGATCTTCAATTTCGTTGGACAGGAAAAAGTTATCGTAGCAAGTGTTTGCCATTACTCATTACCTCCATAAAGTTCTTTGTATTCGTCAGGATGGTTGACGGAATAGTTGTAGCGATCCAAGGGGTTCATGGCCTTCAGCTTTTCAAGGGTCATGCCGCCTTCAGCGCCATCACCCTTTTCAGCGGATTTGGCCCCCTTGAACTTGGTGCCGGTGGACTTCTCAAAAAGAAAAGCCGTGTCCTTGCCTTCCACCAACTTCTTGACTTCATCATCAAGGCCCTTGACGGTTCCATCCTCCGCCAATTCAGCCTTACCGATGAAATCAACCAACAGCGCCTTAACAGCGGTGTTGTTCTTGGCCTTTGCGCCGGTCAGGGCCAGTTCAACCGCATTGCTGATTTTCAGGTTCTTCAGTTCAGCGGCGTGATCCGTGTCCTTCTTCTTGTTATCGGCCTGAAGCTGTGTGATCTGATCCTGAAGGGCCTTGGTGTCACCAGAAGCCTTCTTCAGCGTTTCAAGCTGGGTGTCACGCTCTTTGATCGTGTTCTTTGCGTTGGTCAGTTCGGTGTTGACCTCATTGAACCGGGCCTTGGTGACGAAGGAACCGTTCAAGCCCTCCATAACCTTTGTGGCCTGTTCTTCAGTCAGGCCCCATTCCAACAGCTTTTCTTTAGTCATTGTTGTTACCTCCAAAATCCTTTTTTACCGTGGGTTAGGAACCACGATTTTTCCGGTTCTGTTTACCGCCCACCACCGGGAAACGGCGAAAATGGTATGAAAAAACCACCACCGGCCAGAAGGCCGGGGTGGTCAAATCATCAATTAAGTTAATGCGTCAATGATAATGCGATAGCGTTCACGGTTCGGCTTGTAAATGCCCCGTTTGTAATAACTCAAAGACGCTTTACAAATGTTCGTCAGCTTGGAAAGTTCCGTTACGGAAATGCCCCGTTCATCCATCAGTCTTTGAATCTCCGTGCAATCCACAGGCCCATCCAAGGCCGGGGGCGTGGCGGTCACTTCCGGGATATTAAACCCGGCCTGTTCCAGAAATCCAAGCACATAGGGAAGCCGTTCATTCCGACAGGTAGCGGCCAGTTGTGCCGCCTTCATGTAATCGTCTGTGGTCAATGCTCTTGCTTTCGGGATGATGGAATAACTTCCGGTTTTACGGATTGCGGGAAGAACCTCATGCGTCACCCAATGTTTGAAGCGTTTGGCGCTTTCCAGCTTGCTTCCGAAGATCAGGGCATACAAGCCGGATTCATTGATGATGGTCATTTGCTGCTTCCCTGAAGGTGTTTCCATTTCGGAAACGCCTTTATCTTCCGGGTCAACCTTCTTGCTGACTGCCGCCCGTGGCGATTCATACCCCAAGGCAACCGCCACATCCTTGCCCACGAACCACGGTTCTTCCTCAATGGTCACGGTTCGCACCTGTCCAAATTCGGGGTTGGTGAATACCTGAAGTTCATTCATGCCTTCTTCACCGCCTTCTGTCCACGGGCAAAGCCCAGCTTGAACACCACGGCAATCAGCTTGAAAGTGTCGTGATGATATGCGTCATAGAGTTCATCCAGTTCATTCCTGCGAAGGTCATACTTACCGGGGTGTACGCCTTCAATGCTCTTGATCAATTTTTCCATGTTAAACCTCCATCAATTTTCACTTGATAGAAGTTCCCAACTGTGATAGAATGGATTTATCCAGTTGGGAAACCTCTGGTTTTAGAAACAGTCGCTTACTTGTTCAGGGTGGAGCGGCTGTTTCACTTTTCTTGTGCCAAAAGTAAATCAATCCCTTGCCGAATAGCTTCTGCCCGTGTAATATCATGCTTGGCGCAATATTCATCAAGGCGTTTTGTTGCTTCATCGTCCAATCGAACTTTCACATCATTCCTTTTGGGATTGTTCGCTTTCGGCCTTCCGGTTCGTGGAGACATCGTATCACCTCACTTTTTGAGTTCCACAAACTTATTATAATAATTGGAACTCAAAAAGTCAAGAGGTTTTTGGAAAAATTTTAGGCATAGAAGAAGGGAACAGGTTTGCACCTGTTCCCTTGAAGATTGGACTTTGGCCGGAGCGTCACTCCCGGCATCTCTTTTGCCCACTACCAAAAGGCGTGTGGCGTATGGGAACGCTTTTTCCACCTCAAAGCCCGTTCTTATCCTATCTAAAGTATAGCAGTATTATTCCCGCTTGTAAAGGATTTTCTTGTTCTTCACATTCTTCTTCCATGTGGTTTCACCAATTTGCCAGAAGGACAAGATGGAGTTTCGATATTCAGCGGGGTCACTCTCTACCTTTACCCGTAGAATCACTTTGAACTTTTCGCCATTTTCTTCAATTTCTTTCAGAATCACACCGGTATTAGGCTTGTTTGCTTCCAAGATGTAATCCGGGTTTTCCAGAATATCCGCAACATACTTAACGAACTGTTCGTAATCTCCGGGGTGGCGTTCTTCAATATGCTGAATCCGTTCCGGGGTGATAATCACTTCATCGGTGGCGATCTCGTCCGTAATGCAACGGTATTTTTCTATATCAATGCGGCCTACCGTCTGCACATTGGAACCCTCGCTTTTTACCATCGAAACTGTATTTTTAATTATACTCCCGATGGTTGCAAGGGTCAACCCATCTTTGGAACCGTTGTCCACAAAAGTTTTCTTCCATTCGGAATAACTCATATTACCGGGGACATAGTAAACTTTTCCATCCTGATCCCTTGCGGCTCTTTCACCCATATATTTTTCATCAATGGCGGGAACCGTAGTTCCTCGGCAATGTGGATGAAACGGGGGAACGGTAACACCCGGTTGAAACTCCGACATGGGAACCACTTTTCGATCCATACTTGCACAAAATGCACAGGTGATGGAATCCAGCGTTTCCAAAATCTCCACATTCTTAACGCCCAATTCCTTATAGGTCTCTTTTGCGGCAAGGGCGTTGAAATAGCTTGTTTCCGTATTTACAAGTCGTGCGGCTTGGTACCGGGAAACTTTGAACTTCTTCTGAATGGCATCCGTGATTTTTTGGGGGCTGTCACCACGAAGAAGGCCCTGAACCAATTCTTTTTGAAGGCTGTCAACCAATTCTTGTTTCTTGAACCAAATACGGTCACTAAAGGTTCGCCCGTCCGTTGTCCAAGGTTTTGAAAGCAAGGTTTCAAGTTTCTTCTGATCCAGCCCGGTAATATCCCAACCAAGGCCAACGCCCTTCTGAACCTCAAAGGCCGTGTGGGTGTAGCCATTGCCCACAACCTTCTTCAACAGGGCATCCAGACTATCAACCTGATTGCCATACAGCAATTCAAGCTGTTGCTGAATACCTGTCTGAACAGCTTCAAGGCGGGAAATGTGGAACCGGGTGGACGCATTTTCCAGCTTCTTCAGCCATGCCGCATCCAACCCGGCCTGTTCACCGATCTTGATATACTGTTCAACGCTCCAATGAAATTCTTCAAGCTGTCCAGCGGTCAGCCATTTCCGGGCATCGGTCAGGCTGATTTGGTTGTTCACCGCAAAACGGGCATACCAGCTTTCAATTTCCTTCTGAACGGAACGCTGTGCATCCAGATACAGTTCTTCCATGTCCTGAATGGTCTTTTGGGCTTCTCTGTGGGCGCTGTCCTCCAAGATGGAAAACCGCCCACGCCAATAATCCGCATTTCTCATGGGCCGTTCCTCCAATCCTGAAAAATGGTGCTGAAGGTGGGATTTGAACCCACACGCCTTGCGGCAACGGATTTTGAATCCGCCGTGTCTGCCTATTCCATCCACTTCAGCATAGAAGGCCACGCTGTTTCTTCATAGGGGCTTGCGCCTTGCTGAATTTTGGTTCCTTCCTTTGTGGCCATGGTAGCCCGTGCCGGGATCGAACCGGCGTTACCGCCGTGAAAGGGCGGTGTCTTAACCGCTTGACTAACGGGCCATGATGGGCCGGGGAAGGGAATTTCACCCTTTGGCGGGTAGGAGTAATAGCACCCCGTCACACTCAAGGTCTGCCCCGGCATATATTGTGAAACGGCGGGGGTTATTCACCCTCGCCATTGTCACCTTTGTTCTGGTTGCCGGTCTGGAAGGCCCCGGCGTATTCCTGTGCCTGTTCCATTGCTTCATCCTTTTCCTTACGCAACCGGGCCAATTCCACTTCAACATCCGTAACCCACGGGTGCTGTTCCACAATGGTTTCCGTGGACAGAATACCAACGGACTTGGAACAGTTTTCAATGGATTCCGTTTCATTGATCAGAATGTCACGGTTGAACACGATCTGAAGTTCAGCGCCTTCATAATCGCCCAAGCCCCGGTTGCTGAAATCCTGATTGATGAACCACAACAGTTCTTCAAAGGCCGCTTGGAACTCGGTTTCCATGCCGTTTGCGTCAAGGTCAATGTCAGAATACATGGATTGAATGTTCATCTGATTGGGGTTGCCACTCAAACGATCATCCTTGGCATCGTAGCCACGGGCATTTTCAATCAAGGACTTCTTCAGAAGTTCCAAAATGCCCTTGTAGTTCTCTGCATTGATTTCAACCTGAAGGGTTTCAACCCCGCCATCCTCACGAACCTTCACGGCTCCATAGGTGGAAAGGTTGTGGCGGAACTCACCAAGGTTTTCACCGTCATAGTTCTTCAGAACCAGAATGGTGTTCCGTGCGTCCTCTTGCATATTGTTTTCAAAGTCGGAAATCATGGTGTTGATTCCGTCCTGAAGGGTTTTCACACGGCGGATCAGGGGGATTTCCTGTTTGTTATACTTGAAGGGAACCAGCGGAATCCTTGTCCAGTTGAACCCCTTGGGTTCTTGGCCTTCTTCCTCAACCATGAAATAGTTTTCGTGTTCACCGGCTTCCACATCGGCAATCAGCATATCATTCTGATAGATATACCGGTAAATGCCATCGGCTTTGAAGATTTCCACCTTCTCCACCTTTTCCTTTTGGTAGCCGTTCCACACTTCTTGGGTGTAGTAACGAATCGCACAATCAAGGATGGTGTGATCATCGTCAGCCCAAAAAGGAAGAATGTCATAGGCCGGGAAATGCTTGAAGGACAATTCACCAGCTTCATTGTAGTAAGGATAAAGCCAGCCAAGGCCACCGTTCAGGGCATCTTCACAGACATATTTCAGAAGCCGGTAAAACCGTTTGTTGAAAACCTTGCCCAAAGCATCCGTGTAACCCTTATCCTGACAGTTCAGGGTGAAGGGCTTGCCCACAAGGTAGTTGGTTTTCTGATCCACCATCAGGGCATATTGGTTATCAATCAGGCGGTTGTTCGGAAGGTTCGTCACCACCTGAAGTTGACCGTTTTCACCAATTATTGTGCGCTGACGCTGAAGAATGTCATGCTGTCCTTCATAGTACAGATCACCCATAACCTGATCCTTGCGGCGCTGACTATTCTTCCATTCCTTGATTTCAGCGGCGAAGAACTGATTTTCAGTCATGCCGGTTCGCCCACCCTGAAGGATCAGGCGGTTGATACGCTCCATAGCGTTATCCAGAAACATATTCACTTACCGCCTTTCTTCATTGCTTAATAAACGCAAACACACGGAAACCGTGTGTTTTTCGTGTGTTTTGTTACTATCATGTTATTAGTCGAAGCTGAAGGCGGGGCCAACCAACATATCTTCCAGCCCGTAACGCATAGCGTCCATAAGGTGGTTGAAATCATCAATGGGAACATTGATCTTGGCCCCGAACTTATCTTCTGCCCATGTGTAGTTTGAAATCTCTGTGATGAAGTTCACGCATCGGGGATGAACAATGATGGTGTAACCCTGAATGTACTGGATTCCGTTATTCACGCTGTCCTTGCCCTTCCGGGCGGCTCTGATACGATGAAGGCCAGCATCCCGCAATTCATCAATGCTCTTGGGTTCTGCACAATCGGCCTTGATCCGTTCCTTACCGTAGCCCATGCCGGTGATCCGGTCACAGATTGCCCGGTTCGTTAGGGCCTTTTCATATAGTTCATCAAAAACCCAAATGGTTCTTTCCTTCTCACTCACCAGCCCACAGAATAGGGCCGTGGGATTGTTGGTATAACCGAAGTCAAGGCCGAAGGCGCTTTTCACATCAGGCTTCTTGGAAATAGCCAGATAATCAAAGGCTTCTTCCCGCCAATTATCGAAAATCAGGCCATCCACAATGCCCCAACCCCCAAGGCCAGCCACCTTGTAGCGCCGGGGGTTGTTTTCCCGCATTGTTTCAAAAACCTTCAAATCCGCCGCATCCAGCCATTCATTACACAGGTAATTGGTGGTTGTGGCGTAAATCTGCCCATCCGGGCTGATCCAGCTATCATGGAATTGATAAGTGGGGTTCCCTTGGCCGTCCTTGCCGATGATCTCCCCAAAAAACCGCTTCCTGATCCAGTGCTTTTCATTCCACGGGTTGAAGGTCAGGGTGATTTGCTTGAACAGGCCGGTTTCTTCAGGAATAGCACCACGAATGCTTTCATCCAGCATATTGAAATCATCTTCATTGGTGATTTCATAGGCTTCTTCAATCCAGCACCAACACAGATACCCAATTTCAACCGTGATAGAAGTAACCTTCAGGGGATCGTCAAGGCCCCGGAAGTAAATCTTCTGTCCCGTGGGAATATAGGTCATTTCAAGGGGGCTTTCCTTCACTTCCCAATATGCCTGAACACCAAGCCGGTTGATTGCCCATTTCAGTTCAGTGAAACAGGAATCTTTCAAGGTTCTGAACACCTTGCGAACCACAAGGGTATTGGCTTCCGGGTATTGCATCATCCGTTTGATGATGTTCAGGGCCGTTGTCTTGGATTTCTTGGAAGCACGGCTTCCCTTACACACCCGGTAACGGCCTTTGAAGTTCCAGAAGGTTCCGTAACCCTTGCCAACTACTTCAGGAAGGTGAACCCGCTTGGCCTGTGGGCTAATCTTCAAGCTGATCATCCCCTGTGATAATCACCGGAACGGCCCCTTCCACACCTACCTTGTCCGTGAACATACCGTAACGCTTGCCGATCAGTTCAGCGGCCTTCAGCCTTTCCTTGGCTCCAACCTCTTTCTGCGTCAACTCTTGGCAACCGTCACCGCACAGGATCGGGATTTCTTCAGTATGTTCACCCCGCATTACCGAAGTCAGGTATTTCATGACTTCTTCAGCATCAGCGATCTTGGCCGAATGAAGTTTTTCAAGTTCGGTTTCGATGTACGCTTTCAAGTCAGGTTTTGCAAGGTTTTCAGAACCCGTCTGCTTTGCGGTCTTGGGCGAATACCCCGCCTTGATTGCCGCATCCGTAGCATTGCCGCTGATCAGGTATTCATCACAGAACTTCCGCTGTCTTGGTGTCACAGGTATTCACCCCTTTCATCAGGCATAGAAAAAGCGCCCCGGTTTCCCGTAGGCGCAATTTCTTATTTACTATTCTACCGATTCTTTACTCTGTTTGGAACCGGTGGCACTCTGGTTTTCTCGGTTGTTTAGAAAGTCGCTATTTGCCTTGGCAAAAGCAAGTAAACCCTTTCCGTGAAGTTCAAAAACCCATTGCATAGAATAATTCAGTTCTTCAGAAATATCTTCCCATTTTTTCAACTGAATATAGCGCCCGATCAGAATATTTTGCTGATCAAGGTCAGGAATCCGGTTGATCATGGTGAACGCTTCCTGTTTCATGCTCACAAGTTCATCAATCCGGGCATTGATCTTGGCTTCAAGGTCAATGATCTTGGTGATGGTTTCTTCAAGGGTATTCTTGGGGCCTGAAGTCTGAACCTTGTCCTGCTTCAGTTGGCTTCCGGTAGAAGTCAAGCTGGAACGCAAGGTTGCAATGGTACTATCAAGCCGATGAATCAAACGATCCGTTTTCCTGATTTGGGCAAAGTATTCTTTAGCCTGTTGGGAAAGGTCTTTGTCATTCACTATGTAACACATCCTTTCTGCGGTAATCTGTTCCGTTTCAGGGTACATCTGTACCGTTGACAAATGCCGAAAAATCAAGGGTTTTCAAGGGTTCGGAACAGATGGTACAGATAAAATGGCAATTTGCTTATATACACATATCTTATATATTTTTTCTTATATAAGAAGAAAGTATATTCACATCTGTACCATCTGTTCCATCCCCATCAAAAACAGGCAAAAAGCCTTGAAAATTAAGGGGTTCAGAACGGAACAGATGTATTGAAAATATCTGTTCCATATCTGTTCCACACGCTGTTCCAACTCCTACTAAAAAAGCACCTGTTCAAACCAGTCAAATTTCCTTCCAAATATCATCCAGTTCATCCAAAGGCATTTCAGGATATTCGATTTCCGAACATCTAAATTGCATATCGAATTTGATTTCTCCTAATTTGTGCAAAACTGTGACAATTTTATTTGAAATGGATTTTGGAAAATTAAATCCAATAGCGGAAACGGCTTTCTCTGCTGAATTTATTTTTTCTGCCGCATCTTTCCATTCCTCCAATGACAATTTTCTCATTTGTATTCCCTCCCGGTTTTACGGTCTTTGATTTCAATACGGTTCAGAAGTTCAAACCCCGCCAAACGGGTGATGTACTTCAGGACGAAGATCAGGGTGTTCACCCGCTTCAGAATAGTGGCCCCATCAATCGGGGTGATGAACTGCACATCAGGCTTGATAATTTTCATTGTTCTGCATCCTCCTTACAATCTGCCGGGTAAAACATATCATCGGTGCCGTTCTGCCTGTGAACACATTCATCACAGGGAAATTCATCCCCGAAGCGGTCACGGTGTTTGCATCGGCGGCACGGCTCCGAAGCCGCCTTGATTTTGGGAACCGGGGCCTTCATCCGTGTTGGAATATCCTGAAGTTCCGGGTGCTTAATCTCCATGTAAAGGGCAAACAGGCAGTTCCAGCAAGCCGCCCGAAGGTGGGGTTCATCGTCCATCCCCATCATGTACTTGGCAAGGTGACGGAAGGCCGAATCAATCAGGCTGTGAATGGGAATGCCCTTTTCACAGTTCCGTTCACCATACTTCAAGGCCCCTTCTTCACAATGCTTGGAAACCTCCACCAAGGCTTCCCACGGAAGTAAATCCATGCGGCCTTTGCCGCTGTGCATATCACGAACAGCGCCGGTTCCAAACTCGGTGCGTTCACCGCTGTCTTTAATCATGCCAATTCGTCAACCTTTCCAAATTATTTTTCAAACCGGCCACAATTTCACGGGCTTCCATTGTGGCTATATGCTTTGCAATAGCTTCATTCCGCCGATCCGTCAGGCAATCACGATCCAGCGGGTGGCATTTCTCCAAATCAGCATTGCACCGGCGAATTTCGTGAACCAAGACTTCAGCACGGGCCTTCAGCCGGTCTAAACATTCCTGAAGAATGGCCTTCTGATATTGGGCGATTGTTTGAATGTTATTTTTCAATTCAGGATCATCCCGGTATTCAATGGCTGAATTGACATCAAGGCCGTGTTCGGCGCAAAAGGTTTCTGCATCAAACAGGCTGTTGAATACCCGCCGCCCAACCTTGGCGTAGGGAATGTTTTTGTTCTTGAACTTGGAATATGTGTGGGCCATTCAATCACCAGCTTTTTCAAAGAATTTTTTATAGTTCATTCCATCTTCACAGATTTGAACAATGTAGTTGCATAACCCATCCGGGATTCTGGATCGTTCAACATGATTCTTCAGCCCTTGGGTGCCTGTTCTCGCTCCCCGTGGGGCCGCTACATGGCACGGATCACCATTATGGCACGGTGGCTTGAACCGGGGTGCTGGGTGATTTGTAAAAATGTCCGTGGGCTTCATTCTCATATCACCGTATTGGCAGTAAGTAAGGGTGTAGCGGGGCAAGCCTTTCATGAAGTCCATTTTTCGCATCCCGCCACGGGGATTCTCTATGAACCAGAATGTGGGCTGAAGTTCTGAAATCAGTTTCAGAACATGACGGTTCAGGGCATCACAGAACTTGGCATATTCTGAAACCGGGGCCAAGTTTCCGTTTGGTTCTTGAACCCGATGATGGGAAATACCAGCTATGCTATAAGTGGTACAATCCGGGGAAGCCCAAATAACATCAGGCTTCCCAAACCGTTCTAAAATGTCGGCGGAAGTAATTTTTGAAATATCCATGTACCACGATATATCCGGGAAGCTATCATCCCATTCAATGGAATACACATCATGCCCCCCCCCTGCGAAGGCCCGTCCAATAGAACGGGTTCCAGCAAATAATTCAAGAACTTTCATTCTGTGTCACCGCCTTTTACAAACACACGGGTTTTTCGATTTCTGATCCATTTCAAGGCCGTTGTGAAGCCACAGCGTTTTGTGATCTGCCGGGAAAACTCAATCTTGGAAAGGGCTTGGAAGTTGTTCGCAATGCAATATTCCTTATACCGGCGATACACGGAATCGGTGGCTTCATTTTCAATCCCGTCAACGCCCACTTCATTGATGAACCCAATGATGGGGTTGTTGTTTTCCTCGTATTCATCCAACTGCCCCTGAACTCTGGTGGAAGTGGTGAACTGTGCATTGCCAAGCACCCGTTTCAACCCCTGAAGGCCAAGCAAGGCCAGATATTCCATTGAACCCTGTTCACACAATTCATCCTTGATGAACGGGCGGAAGTCAGCATCATTGGGGGTGAACTTGGCATCGAAGGGAACGATTACCAAACGCCGCTGAACGGCTCCGGTTTTGTCCTTGATACGGGGGATATTGTTGGCGCTGAACAGGAACTTGGAATAATTGTTGAACTCAAATGGATCTTGGCCTTTGCGCTCCACATTCACCCGATCACCCGTGACCAGCTTCTTGAACACGGAAGCGTTGGCAATAAATTCATCACCAATATCATCACCGATGTTCGCCAGCTTGCCGAACAGTTCAGCGGTTTTGAACCTATCGCCCAATTCCTTCAGGTCAAGGGAAGCAATGTTCTGATCCCCAAGAAGGTTCTTCACCACATGAAGGAAGGTAGATTTGCCGTTGCTCTTATCGCCAATCAGGATGAAGGCTTTGCCAAGTTCATTGCGGCGGTACATACAATAGCCCACCATTTCTTCCAGCAAGGCACGAACTTCAGGATCATCACAGGCCAGCCGGTTCAAGGTGTGATCCAACAGATCATCATGGGCGGCGGGATTGTACGGCCACGGGATTTTATTGGTGATCACCACATCCGGGGTGAACTCTTTGAAGGAACCATCCCGGATATTGTAAAGGCCATTGCTGAAGGCAATGATGTTCGGGTTGGTTGCCTTGGTGTTTTCCTCGATCATGATTTCCAGATAGGACAGGACTTCCGAACGCCACGCCCGTTTCAGGTTGCTGATCAGCTTGATCATGGCCCCTTCAATCTCACCGGCACCGGAAACATAGATACCATCCTTGTAAATGTGAAGCTGGTTATTGATCTTCACAATATGGTTGTTGTTCTTCAGGTAGGTGGCGAACTTATCAAACAGGAAGGTTTTATCCCGGAAGAAGGATGTTTTCTTGAAGGCATCATCCCGAAGGATCACATCAAGTTCCTTATCGGAAAGGGGCTTTTTCAGCACATAACGGTTAATCAGCCTGATACATTCACGGGCTTCTTCCTTGGTGAAATCGTCACTCTGAAGGGTCAGAATGTAGTTGAACAGGGTTTGGTTCCGCCCATCACCTTCCCCAAGGTTCGGGAAATCATAGTTGCTTTTCACCGGGGTCAGCCACTTGGGAAGTTCCTGAATCTCCCCTTCAGGGAAGTCATACAGAATGGGGCGTTCCACGCCACCGGACTTCAAGATTTCATAACTGTTATTGGCTCCAACCTTTCCATCCGTGGTGATACCCACGGCCAAGGTGCATTTCGTCCAGCTTTTTTTAACACCACAGTTCTTGAACAAGAAGTGTTTTCCCCGTGTGGTGGCGTACACTCTGCACTTCAGTTCTAAATCCTGAACAATTCTGAACAAAAGTTCAGATGTTTCCGCATCATCCACATCAATCAGGATGGTTTCTTCCCCAAGAATACCGGCGTATTCATCAAGGTCTTGGACTTCAGAACGGGTTTTCAGTTTTTCAACGCCTTTGAACTTTTCAAGGCATTGTTTATTTCTGGTAGGCACATAGCCCCTAAACAGTTCCATGCTTCAACGCTCCCCCCCCCCGAAAGGTTTTATTGTTCATCGTTCCACCCCGAAATCTTTCAACCGATCCCAAGCAACATCAATGTAATACTGCTTGTCCAGTTCATCCGGGATAGGAAGGTTGGTCACATCATCATTGATAAAGAAACAATGATCCGGGGTGTTGCCGAACTTTTCAGGATTCTTTTCCCGGCCCTTGACGATTTTCCCGGAAACCTTGAAGATTCCGCCCTTGCTCTGATCCTTGGAAGCGAACACCCGGAAGGTTTTATCCGTCTGAACCTCCCCACCACTGAAGCGGGTGATTTTCTTGGAACGGCCTTTTTCATCCCTGATCTTGGCTTCCGTAATTATCGGGGAATAAAGGGCGTATTTGTACTTGCTGGACACCTTCACAACCTTCTGAAAATCTCGAAGATCGGAACATTCCATGATGGTTGTTTCCGGGCTGATCCCCTGAAGGAAATAGCTCACAATGGCCCGGTTGACAATGGGAAGGTCATAATCCAGATCGGACAGCTTTTTGACATAGGCCCCCTTGCACTTCCAGCGGGGTTTCCCTTTTTCGTCACGAAGCGGCCCGGAAGGAACAATGATATAATTGTTCACATCCTTCTGATACACCTTTTGAAATTCATCAAATTCAAGGCGCATCCCGGTTCTTTGCTCCCACTCCCAACACAGATCATCCAGCATTTCAAAATCTTCATACCGGCGAAGTTTGACCAAAATACCATCCGTGTTGCTCTGAATGATTTCACAATGATCTTCCAGCCGTTCAATCAAATCCAGAAGAAGAAGCTGACCGCCCACACAAACATTGTTGGCTTGCCGGGGATCATACATGGCATTGTGCTTATCCTTCATAGCGCCATAGGTGCTGTTCAGAACAATCTTGTAAGGCTGTTGCATGGGGTTCTTTTCCGCCTTCAGCTTCAGGCGGGTGTGGTAGATTTCCGCATACTTGGAAGGATCGTGAACATTACGGGAAAGCCACTTATAAACCAGCATCAAAGACGGGTAATAGGAAGCCACATCCACATTGACAAACCAACCTTCCCCGTGATATTTGGGAATGGCCCCATGAAGGCCACCCCAAGCGAACACATGGGGAACCCCGGCCACATCCAGTTCAAGGGTTTTGGAATAGTCACGATTCAGGGGGTTTTTGTACCAGTTCAAAACTTCCGTGTATTTTTCGATCCGCAAGCTGGGCGGGAACTCAATTTCAAATTCATCATTGTGTTCCCTTTGAACGGCCCCAAGGATTTTGGCGGAAAGTTGTGCTTTGGTGCGGCCAATGTCAGAAATGGGAAGGTGGAACGCCTTCACAAGTGACATTTGGGCATCAAATTCATCTTCCTTCCGCCTCAACCACACTTCCACCGTCTGTTCCACATCATGGCGGCAATACTTGACTGTTTCGGCCAACTCTGCTTCAGTCAAAGGCCGGTCAATGTCGAAGGGAACAGAAGTTTCTTTGATGGAATGGCCCATAAACGCTTCCAGCGCCTTCAGGCTGATTGGCGGGTTCGGCATCACATCATAATTGATCAGCGGGTATTCCCTGAACAGGCTTGAATATCTGTAACCGGGTTTGTCCTCTGCAATGATCCAATCGTTCACAGGCTTTGGATCAAACCCACACAGAATGGCCTTCAGGATGTACTGATCATAGTTCCGGGAATTGTAACCGGCCCAAATCACGCCCTTGTGTTCCTCATAGAAACGCTTCAGCTTGTCGGGATCATTGATAATCACGGTTTCTTTCCGGGCGTTCAGGTCGATCAGGACAACCAACCAGTCATACCGGAAAACCTCAAAATCATAGAAGATCATCAACTCACATCCTTTCAGCTTTTGTGAAATCGGTCAGCGTTACCGCCTTATCAGCCCCGCCACGGGAAGGCTTTCACTTGGGGCCATTCCGGGGCTTTCGCCCCGGCTTGAAAGTTCACTTTCAAGTAGACAACAGTTGCTTTGTGGTAGACTATTTGCCTACAACCATTGCAAAAAATTTTGGGTCAGTTTTCAACCTCGAAAACTTCTTCAACGGTGATGGAATTGAAGCGGGAATCATCGTAGTCCACCGCATATTCCAAGGTTCCATCAATGGCTTCCGCCACATCAAGAACAAGCTGGGCAAACTGCTTGTAGCTGGTGAAGCTGACAGGAACACCGGAATCCAGCTTTTCAAGGAAGCCCATAGCGGAAGCGATCATGTTCTTATCGTTCTTGGTGCCGTAAAGGACACGGTTCATGAAAAGGCGCTGGTTCTTGAACTCACCGGACAGGATTTTGAAGGACACGGCCAGCATGGGGCGGTTGGGATCGGCCTTGGTGCCTTTGATCTCCATGCTTTCCAGCTTCACTTCATACTTGCCAGCGGGGATGGTGGGGAAATCACCGCCGCCGTTCTTCTTGGCATCCTCCACATCAGCCTGAAGGCCCTTCAGATCAACAGAACGATCAATCTTGTCAAAATCAATAGCCATAGTTTTTTACCTCCAAAAAATGTATTTATTAAATGGTTTTCAGAAGATCAGCCAACCCACCAAACAGGGTATCAAGCACCTTGGCCGCTTTGTCAGCCGTTTCCTTGGCCCTGTTCATGTTGTCAACTTCTTCTTTCGTAGGGGAAAAACCACCGTCAGGAATGAACAGATCATCAGGAAGAACGGTGTTCAGCAGATGATCAAGGGCCGCATCCGCCATCACATCACAAAAATCTTCATGATGTTCAGCGTAATTCCGAATGGCGATCTTGGCGGCGGAACGATGAAGTTCGATCAGAGCTTCACCATCAGCACCGGGCGGGGGGGGGGATCAGGTTGGCGCACACCTGAATCTTGCGGAACAGGCCACGCTTGTTCATTTCCTCTTTGAACTGGTTCAGGGCATCGTTTTTCATTTTGGGTTCCTCCTTATATTTGGTTGGAAATTATCTTTCCAATTTCCCTTACTGCATGGGCGATCTTCTCACGGTTTATCCGTTTTTCTTGAAGAACACCCGTGATAACTGCGGCTTCCGTCTGAATGTCCTGAAAGGCTCTGTGATTGCTTTCAAGGTCAGCTTCATAGGAAGCAAGGTCTGTGTTCTCACCGGCCTTGGCCGATCTGACTTCTTCATCAGCCTTTTCAGCGTATTCCCGGAAATACTTGGCCGCTTCATAGCCCATGTGCTTTTCAACCAGATATTCAAAATCACGGGCCTTGAAAATGGTTTCAGGCTTCCCGGCAATCATCAGCACATCAGCCATTATTCTTCACGCTTCTTCCGGGTACGGCGGGGCGGGTTGGCATCCGTCTTGGGTGCGGCTTCCTCTGCCGGGGCCTTGGGGCGATCCCACAGGGGGCAACCATCGGGGCCGCCTTCCTTGTGGCAACGGTGGCCAGCGTCAATGGACGGGCAAAGGGGGATTTCCGGGTTCTGGTCATGCTGTTTGAAAATGCGCTCACCGTCCGGGCATTTGGGAAGATCGTTCCAAGGCGGGGTGTCACCGGTGGCCGGTTCAGCAACAGGAACAGAATCATCCTTTTCACCGCCGCCCGGTGTCCAAGTTCCATCAGGATCACCACAAGCCGCCTTTGCCGCATCTTCAGCCGGATCATAGTTATCAGCCGGGGGCGGGGTTTCAGTCTTGACCTTTCTGCCCCTTCTGCTGGGCGCTGTGGTGGGCGTGTCGGTGGTTTCAGGTGCGGGGGTGGCCGGGGTATTGCCGCCACGCTTTACGGCTCCTGCGGCCTTCTGGTTGGCTTCCTCGTAGACTTCACAGAAAGCGTCATAGGTCAGCGGGATTTCCTTATCACGGACAGTCAAACGGCCACCGCCGAAGATCACTTCAGAAGTCTTGAAAGACAGCACCCGTTCATCATCGTCCGCCACGATACGGGCCACCAGATCAACCATACCGGCCACCTTGTTTGCCACTTTATCCTGAAGGTTCGGCTTGATGGAACTGATCTTATCGCCGCCCTTGCGGGTCAGGTCACGGCTTCTGTCCTCATGGCTGATCAGGATGATGTTTTCATAGTCCAGATTTACCAGCCGCTTCAGGGTGTTCAGGAACTCGCTTCTGACCATATCCCACGCACGGAAGGAATCATCAGATTCATGCTTCCAGCCCTGACGGTCACAGATGTAAACCCGGCACGATTCATAAACATCTTCCAGAAGGTCAACCACGATGGTTCGGAAATCGTTCTGTTTCTTTTCCAGTTCGGCCACGGCATCCATGAACACTTCATAGGCCAACTTGCGCTTGGTGATACGGCCTTCCACCGTAACGGTGTCACGAATGGCGATATAGGGGGCATCCACAAACTTGATGTTGCCATCCGTGTTCAACATCAGGGGATCGGGGAACTGATTGGCAAAGAAGGTTTTGCCGCTGAAGGGTGCGCCGTAAAGCCACACAACCTTCTTCTTGGTGGCATTCAGGTCACGGCGTTCATTCTTGGGAAGTAACATATAATCCCATCCTTTCTGACAATATTCTTCATACTCACACCATCCGCAAAAATGGTTTGGGTTCTTGGGAAAGTCTGTGGCTTCAACCATGTGCTTCACATCGGTCAGGAAGTCCACAATCTTCATGGGGTTGTACTGAACCGGCATCAGCGTTGGTTCAGCATCTTTCAAGGCCGCTTGCAAGCGGTCACGGAATTGGGAAAGAGTTTCGGTGCTTTTCTGCCTGATCTTTGCCTTGGGAACAATCAGGAAATACATATTCCTGATCCGGTGGCCGGGATGGGTCAGTTCATACCAATACTTGTATTCGTGAAGCTGACCGGAAACGGCGTAGTTCTTGGCATTGTTGGAATACTTGAAATCGTACAGATCAAACGCTTCAAATTCATTCAAATCTTCACCAGTGATCAGGCCATCCAGCTTCAGGCCCTTCCCCACGGGAACCAGATAATCCATAAAGCCGATGAAATCAGCGTTCCCGATTGGAAGTTCAAAGGTTCCGCCCGGTGGCAACATGGCCTTTGCCTTGGGGATCATGGCTTCCAGCTTCATCATTTCATGAATGTGATCATCCGTCAGAACCGGGAAGCTGTTCTTGTAGAAGTCAAGGGCTTGTTCAACCCCTTCTTCAATGCCGGTGTGAAGAGCGGTGCCAAGGATCAGGGCGTTGTCTGCGTCCGTGTTCGGGATCGTGTCTATCCCTTCCACATATCGCAAGCGGTATTTGTATGGGCATCTATCAAAGACTTCAACCCGGCTGTGGGAAACTCGCATTGTTTCACCCCTTTCACAATAGTCTTGAAGGCTTCAAAGCCTTCTGGGTAAAGGATGAACCCGAACCCCTGTGAACCGTTGATTTGGGCCAAATTACGCTTCTGAAGCACAGATGGGGTTCCATCGGTGGCCTTCAGCTCCACTTCAAGGGCAATGCCCTTCACGGTGATCCGCATATCGGGAAGGCCGCTTTTCACATACCGGCTTCCACCCCAGCGCTTTTCATAGAAGCCACAGGGCGGGGCGCTCATGCGGTCAACAGGTTCACCCAAGGGATATATCCCTTCAGATTCCAACCAGTCCTTCAGGCGGTTTTCAAAGTTCTTTTCACCGGCCATCGGCTCACCCCTCCAACATCTGAATCAGGCTGTGAATACCTCTGACTTGGGTGAAGCCCTGAATTTTACCCGTTCCAGCGTAGAATTGGAACAGTTTATCATCAGACTTCCGCCAACAATGGAAATGTCCGGTTTGCTCATTCTTCAGTTGGTATTCAATGCCGTGGGCTTCAAACTGCTGAATGGCATAGGCGATCCGGTCAGGGTTCTTTGCAACCCGTTCTGAATGAACCTGTTTGGCATGATTTTTCAGGGCATCCCACACTTCATCCCTTGCCATCGGCCCCACCACCTTCCGCCAAATAGTCACACCATGCAAGGAAGGCACGGCGCAACAGGTTAGTGTTGCCATCATCGGCCCATCCTGCAAAGCCAATCCACCCATCCCGGTTGAAGCTGATACATTCTCGCCGGGTGAAATAGTGGGCGTTCATGTAGATGTAACACTCGGTAATGTGGCCGTTGGTGGCCTTCTTCATGTCAACCCGTTTGCTCAAAGTCATGGTGACGGAAGTTTCACCGGCCTTATTGGATTTCTTCAATTCCTTCTGAAGCATCATGCAAAGGATCAAAATATCACCTTCATCAATGCTGTCATAGGTCAGGCCCTTGGCGCTGAAATACTCCCGAAGTTCATTATTGGTGCAAACAGGTTCAAAGCCCCGGCAACTCATGACTTATCCCCTTTCAGGGTGATCTTCACATAACCGGCCTTGGCGGTGGTCTTGGAACACTCGGAAGCAATGTCCGGGTATTTCTTCTTCAGCTTGGCGGAATCAATGCTGGTGGCATTGGTGGGCTTCACAAGGGTAAGGTTCAGAACATCGGATTCAAACTTATCCACGCCGAACTTCACCATTGCTTCATACAGCTTGGCCTTCATTTCCTTTTCCTGATCCTCAATGGCCTTCTTGTGGGCGGTCAGAGAAGCAATGGCGTTCAAGGTGGCAAGCTGGGTGTTCTTGAACTCCTGAAGGGCCGTTTCTTCATCGAAGGTGGCCGAACCACAGGCGTTCGGGTTTTCTTGACAGGAATCAGGACAAGTGTGGAAATCCGGGCATTTGTGGCAACACCCATCAAATTTTCCACGGGGGCAAGCATTTTCACATTTGATCATTTTTCTGGTTCTCCTTTCAGATAAACATTCAACTGCTTCAGGCCGAAGGCGGAAGCGGCTTCATGGTTGTCAAAATAAATGTCGATCTGGTTTTCACCGTATTTATCAATCACCCATTGGGCGGGGCGATCCTGAACGATGTATTCACCCAAGCCTTCCACTTCTACCACGGTTCCCAAGGGAAGCGGGGAAGCACAGGAAACACCGGCCTTCAGTTCCACACCAGCGGCACCATACACAATGCCATTGGGCCGGTTCTTGGCCCATTCGCCGCAACACTTTTCACAGGAACAATAGGCGGTAATTCTGAAACTGCCCAACAGCACAGGTTCAGGTTCAGCGGGTTCTTCCACCAGCGGGGGTTCCACCGGCTCCAAGGCCACATCCGGGATCACGGTGGTAAGCTGATCCGGTTCAATGGGGGCATCCGGGGCCTTGCTGTTGACAGCAGAACAGCGCCCAAATACAAACCCCATTGCAAGGCCCATCAGAAGGGCCACAAGGAACATCCGCCTGAACCGCTGGTTAAGGGCTTTGCGGCGCTGTTGCCGCTTGCTCATACTTTCTGAATAGTTCATTTGACACACCTTCTATTTCGGTTTTGTTCTTCAGCGGTTGCCCATCGGCAGTTATCAGGGGAATAGCCTTTGTCATTGTCTATCCGATCAATGGTCAGTTCATCGGAATACCCATGTGACATAGCCCAATCGTGGAAGGCTTGGAAATCGTTCTTCCATTCCGGGCAGACGGTAATTCCACGGGAACCGTAATACTTGAATTGCGGAGTATTGGGGTTGAAACAGCGGCTTTTCATATCCTCCCAAATCCCATATAGGCGGGAATGAATCATTCCGTGGGTAGAACGCAAGCCGTTCTTCAAGGCGGTTTTGTGAACGCATCCACAAGAAATCGTGTGGCCTGATCGTAAGTTCCAACCAAGAACCACGGTTTCATTGCCGCAATCGCAACGGCAAAGCCAAGCCGCTTGTTTGTTGGGGCTTTCTGCTCTGGAAAGAACCAACAGATTTCCAAAGCGTTTTCCGGTTAAATCAATCATCGTCTTTCACCTTCTTCATACTTGCGGAACAATTCATCCGTGTAATCTCTGCGCTGTTTTAAGGCTCCAAGAATATCTTCTTCAACCGTTCCCGGACAGATCATCAGGTAATAGAAACAGGGCCGTTCTTGCCCAAGGCGGTGAATACGCTTTTGGGATTGCTCCCACAATTCCGAACCTTGGGGAAGGCTGAAGTAAATGATTTTGTTGGCAAGCTGGAAATTGCCGCCCATTGCACCGGCCTGATACTGAATGAAGGTAATGCTGTTATGCTGGTAGCGGTAAGCATCCAAGTTTTTTTCTTCACCGGAAAGAACAGACACAGGCCGGTTCAGGCCCTTGGTAATCCCCTTCAGGCGTTCCATTTCTTCCGTGAAGTTATAGAACACAATCAAGCGATCTTCCGTGCTGTTCACCAAATCCCGGAAGGCTTCATAACGGGCCGGGTTATATAGGCCGCAAAGCTGACGGGCGTAAAGGCGGCGGGTCAAACTGGTATCACCGATCAATTCCCGTTCACAATGGGCATTGGAACCGTAGAAATCCGCATCCAGTTCAAATTCACCAAGGTTGGCGCTGTCAATCGCAATATAGCGATCATTCCAGAACTTCCAATAAAGGGGTGAAGGGCGGGTTTTGACCTTGATCCAGTTCCGTTTTGGAAGGCTGATCCCGGCCTGTTCGGTAGTCATGAAAACGGCCCCATGTTCGGCCAGCTTCATCTTCAGCCGGTCAACATTCTTATAGCCGGTAATCTGTTGCCGCCAAAATCCATCGGTTTCACCCCATTCCGTTTGAATGTACTGCTTCCAGAACAGTTCTTTTGAAATCTTCCACCCCAACAGTTGGCATTGGCTCCACAGGTTTTCATACTTGCCGCCCGTGGGGGTGCCTGACAGAAGGATCACATTATCCGGTTTCAGCCCAAGAATGAACTTTGACCGTTTGGCGTTCTCGTTCTGGATCAGGGAACTTTCATCCAACATCAGCGTGAAGCCAGTCAGGGTTTTCAGCACATTCCGCCTGAAGGTCAGTTCGTAGTTGATCACGCCAATCATCAGGGTTGGAACTTCATGCTGAACCTGTTCAAAGAACCATTTGAAGGTTTTGGGGTTGGTCAGGTCGAACACACAATTCCGGGTGTAGTAATCTTGAAAATGTTCAATCCAGTCTTGAACCTTTGAACATTGACACACCACCAGATTGATCCGCTTGTTCAGCTTCATCATTTTTTCGGAACCAACAAAGGTTTTCCCAAGGCCCATATCAAGGTAATAGGCCACCCGGTTCTTCCCCTCGGTTTCATCAAGGGCCTGTTGTTGGTGCTGGAACAGCGTGATCATAGGGTTTCAGGCCCTTCAATCATGGAAAGGTAATTTTCCACATTCACACCACGGGAAAGAAGTTCGGCCTTCATAGCCATTCCCAAGGGGCTGTTCAGGGCGTAATCACTCACCTGTTCCGGGGAAAGGGAAGTGATGTTGAACAAGGACTGTTTCACTAACTCGGAATGACCGCCACCGAAGGGATCAAAAGGGCAACAGTCAGGGGTGGCTTCAATGTCACGAACCACCATAGCTATCACCACGCCGGGGCGGTTCTTCAGCATCTTCACCGTGTTCAACAGGTGATCGGTTCCCATTTCTGCGGGGCGGAAAGCCTGTCCACCGGCTCCGATCCACAAGGTTCCATCAAATCTGGTTTTCATTGCTTTACTCCTTTTCTAAAAATCAGGCCGTAAGGCCGAAGAAAGAATTGAACTGATCAGCACCCACATAATCACGGAACTTGGTGGGGTTGATGTAGTAATTCCAGCAAGCGCCGGTTCCGGGAACAGCGTTCCCGAAGGGAAGAAGGCCACGCTGAAGGCCGATTCTAACGAACTGATCAGATTTTCCCATACACCGGGCGGCTTCCTTCACGCTGATCTTCTTGATGGGCGGTTCAGCAACCGGGGCGGCTCCATAACCCATCAGGTAATCAAAGGAAACGCCGGTTGCATCGGCAAGGGCCTTGATACGGTCAGGGCCGGGGGTGTTCTTCCCGGAAAGGTATTGGCTGATAGCGGCCTTGGAAGCCCCGGCCTGTTCAGACAGGGCGGATTGGCTCATGTTGGCCTGTTCCATAGCGTTCTTCAAACGCTCTGCAAAGGTGGTCATTGTGCGTACTCCTTTCATTTTTCAAGATTTCCGTGTGTAAACACGGCGGACAGTAAGAAATAACATCCCGGCCAATGTCGGACAGCTTTTCGGGATAGGTCAGGGGAAACATTTCCCCACACTTCTTACAGCGAACTTGGCGGGTGATCATCATTGGCTTACCACCTTGAAATGACCGGGTTCCTTCATCGGTTCCACATCCACGGTGGAAACCAAAGCCCACCAATCGGCTTCCGGGTAAAGATTGCGGTCACTTCTCAAAATGGTTCGATCCTTGAAGTGAACGGCCTTCCAATCCTTGGTGTCAATCAACTTCATTGGTTATCACTCCTGTTCTTCAAAGGCCACTTCACATTCCCCACAGAGAACATGAACTTCCTTGGTGGCCCGGATTATGGTTCCACAACAGGGGCAAACATACTTACGGGAACTTGATCCCCCCCCCTTCCGGGAACCCTTCAGCGGATTGGTACGGGGTCGAACCAGACAGAACCCGGATTTGCCAAGGGATTTCACGAAGGCTTCAGCTTGCGGGTTCAGGGCGGTTTTGTGCCATCCGTACTTTTCGCCTTTCTCCACGGTCAGGCCGTGGGCTTCAGCGGTTTCTTTGAACTTCCGGTTGTGGTAGGAACCAGAACGGGAAGTGTCCTGAACATTGTCCTGAAGGTTCTGAAGGTGAACCATTTCGTGAAGCAAGGTTCCACAGGTTTCTTCAAAGGGGCGGTTCAGGTATTCGGCACACAGGTTGATTTCGTAATAACCGCCTTCCTTGGTGCCATCTTGCCAAGCCTTCCAAGCGGTACACCAGCCGTAGGCCCCACGGGTATGATCCGGGGAAACGGTGATCACAGGCTTTTCCAGCTTCCCTTCAAAGAAGGCTTTGTTGAACTTTGAAAACAAGGTTTCAAGTTCATCAATGACCGGTTTCAAACTGACTTCATTCATGGTGCTTACTCCTTTTGTAGACTTTTTGCCTACTTAACAGGCGAAAAAAATCGCCACTCGTTCTTCTTCCGTCAGGCCAAGAAGATCATACAAAGCCTGAATCTCATTGGCCCGAAATTCACTACGGTTATTGATCTTATTCAAAAGGCCCTGATAGGTAATTCCAATCTTCTTGGCAATAAACCGAAGTTTATAACCGGACTGGTCGATCTTCTCACGCAACAGCTCTGTGTTGGTCATACGGCAATCACCCCTTTCTTCAAAATCAGTAGGCATCTTGTCTACACTCACATACTACCACGATGTAGGAAGAATGTCAACATCTTTTTTGAAAAAGCTAAAAATATGTTGACAAGCCGCCAACAGCGCCGTATAATTAGTAACAGAAAGGGGGTCATTCACTTGTCCACAATAGGAAGCAGAATCCGCAATCGCCGAGAAGAACTTGGTTTATCCCAAGATGAACTTGGTAAAAGATTAGGGTACAAATCCCGTTCTTCAATAAATAAGATTGAACTTGATCAGCGTAACCTTACTCAATCTAAAATCAAGGCTATTGCTGACGCATTAGATACTACACCGGCCTATATCATGGGATGGAATGAACCAAATCAGAAACTTGACGCTGAAAAACTGAAGTTCTTTGATAATCTATTTCCCATTGAAACCAAGCGTTTCCCGCTGTTGGGGGATATTGCTTGTGGTAAACCCATTGTTGCCAATGAAGAAAAGGAACTATATGTGGAAGCTGGGGCCAGTATTCAGGCTGACTTTTGCTTACGGGCAAGGGGTGATTCCATGATTGGGGCCAGAATCTATGATGGTGATATTGTGTTCATCCAGCAACAGGATATGGTGGATGATGGTGAAATTGCCGCCGTTATCATTGATGATGAAGCTACTTTGAAGCGGGTGAACTATTATCCTGAAAAGAACTTGCTGATTCTGAAAGCCGAAAACTCTAAATATGAAGATTTGATTTATACCGGTGAAGAACTGAACCATATCAGGATTCTTGGAAAAGCCGTAGCCTTCCAAAGTGATATTAGATAGAAGGTGGCTGGATGAAGAAGTTTTTGAAAGGCTTTGGGATCTTCTTTTTCAGTTTCGGGTTTATCGTCTACACAATCATGTTTTTTACGGAAGCGCCAGAACTCCGCCCCGTGTTCATCATGATGGATGTCATTATGGGGTTCTTCCTGTTCCTGCTTCTGCGAAAAAGAAAGCCAAAACAGAAGGCCCCCCCCCCAAAACAGAACCCACCGTTCAGGTTCATTCCAATCTAAACCCGGAACGGGCTATTAAATCCATGCCGGGGGCCTACACCGTAGCAGAAGCCAAAAACCATGTGCGGATTGTTCAAGATTGCTTGAACATCTTTGAAAAGACAAAGAACCTTGAAACATTCTTTTCCCGCTATGAATATGGTATGCAAATAGCCCTGACGGTGGATCAAGCGGCCAAGGCCGGGATCATCCCTTACACATCTGATCTTCCAGCTTCTTTCTTCAAGGCGGCTGATAGTCAGAAAGAACGGGTTTTGTTGGATTCCTATTCCGATCAGAAAGCCAAGATTGATGAACTGAAAACCGCAAAGGCTAAAGCCACCCATTGGAACCGGTATCTGAACACCCTGAAAGAATACGAAGATCAATATTCCATGAACCCTGATTCTGAATATCCTGAAGTTCTGGAACAGGTCAAAGGTGAACTTGACAAACTTGATCTGTCCACATCTGTTCCACCGCCTGAAGCCTAAAAACACAGGTAAATCAAGGTTTTGGAACAGATGGTACAGATAAAATGGCAATTTGCTTATATACACATATCTTATATATTTTTTTCTCTATTCTTTGAAGTACTATAGCATCTGTACCATCTGTTCCGTTCCTCAAAACCTCCACAGTTCAAGGCTTTTTGATGGAACAGATACGGAACAGATAAAAAAATGACCGCCCCCGGTCTTGCACACCGGAAGCGGTCAGGCGAAACAAACCCTTTTGAAGTTAATGTTTCAAAGCCCTTTGAACATTATATCACATGGGGTTTAGCTTTGCCATACCCAATTTTGAAAGTTCAGGTGATATAATGCGAAATCCAAACGGGTATGGAACGGTTGCAAAGCTATCAGGCCAACGCCGCCGCCCATACATTGTGAAGAAAACCATAGGTTGGAATGACAAAGGCCACCCCATCTATGACATTATCGGCTATGCTGAAACCCGTGAAGCCGGGAACATCATGCTTGCTGAATACAACCGTGATCCTTGGGATGTTGACCGGGCCAAGATCACCCTTCAACAGCTTTTTGACCTCTGGAAAGAAAAGAAGGCCCCGAAGCTGGGGGAATCCAACCGTTCATCTTTGTGTTCAGCGTTCAAGCATTGTTCAGCGTTATGGGAAAAGCCCTATAAACAAATCCGGTCATACCAAATGCAAGAAACCATTGACGGTTGCGGGAAGGGGTACAGCACACAGGCGGCAATCAAGAACCTTTGGGGCCATCTTGACAGGTTTGCTCTTGAAATGGACATAATCAACCGGTGCTTCTCTGATTTGCTGACCTCTGATCCCATCCCGCCCACCACCCGCCTTCCCTTCAGCAAAGAAGAAATCAAGAGGGTTTGGGAACATCAGAAGGAACCTTGGGTTGATACGGTTCTGATCCTGCTTTATTCCGGTTGGCGGATTAGCGAACTTCTGAACCTGAAACCGGAAGATATAAACCTTCAGGCCGGGACGATGAAAGGCGGAACCAAAACCAAAGCCGGGAAGGATCGGGTGGTTCCTATCCATTCCAAAATCAGGGCATTGGTTGAAGCCCGTCTTGCTGAAGGTGGCCCCCGCTTAATTAGCTACAATGGAAGGGCCTGTTCCCAAACTCAATACCGGGTATTTTGGGCGGACATTATGAAGGCTCTGAAGATGAACCACACCCCGCACGAATGCCGCCACACCTTTGAAACTCAACTGGACAGCGCCGGGGCAAACCGGAAGTGCATTGACCTTCTCATGGGTCATGTGTCCAAAGACACAGGAAACCGGGTCTATAATCATAAGACTTTGGACGAACTGAAAAGCACAATTGAACTAATTCAGTAAGCCCTTGAATTTTGTCAAATCCTATGGTATTCTTTTGATGGTGCTACCGATAAACGGCAAGCGGTTAGTTCCCCTGACCAGATCAGGGGCGCTTCTTGCCCCCTGATCTTTATAGAAAGGGGGGCTGTCAAATGGTTACATATTCTGATCTGATCCAGACAGGTATTTTAATCGTTGGCATTATTGCCCTGTTCATGCAGGCCAATAAAAAGAAGTAATCGCCGCACCCTCTCACAGATCGGCGATTACTTCAAACATCTCATAGGGGGCTAACCGTTTGCCGGTGGCACCCTCGTTCTATGTTCAGTATAATTCAAAGCCGCTGAAATGTCAATAGGGGCCGTTCAAAGCGGTGAACATTATAGGCCGCTGAACACTGAACTATTAACACGATAGTAACAAGAAAGGCGGGAAACCCCGGAAAACCGGGACTTCCCGCCTAATCTGTTTTTATTGTACCACAGCTGTTGTGTGCTTTACCAGCGGAAATATTCCACAATTTTACCGCAGCACATACCGCTGCCCCGGCTGCTTGTACACCCGGCCGGTGAGT